CGGCGGCATTCGCAAAAGGTATCGGAAAAGGGGTTGGTGCGTTAGAAGCTTGCATGCGTTACCTTTTTAATTAATACCCGATGGCGAAAATAACCGGGGTGACACCATTACCGTTATCTGAATTGCTCCGTATCACGGCTGCTGAGCCAACTGCTGATGAATAGAATCCGTAAGTCCCGTACTGAGAAGCGGATGAATATAAGCTCGATACGCACGCTTTCAGCACTGCGTTGGGGAATGTGATCGGGAAGTTAACAACCTGGCTGCCTGCAACTGCCTGATTAGCCCCTTGCGTCCACTGAAAAATAATCCCGCTAGGCAGTTTTACGTAGCCGTTTGCGCTGATGGAATTGCCAGGATTAGCAAAAGCCGTTGTTGCCAGCTGTGTTGTCGCCGTATTTGATGCTGCTGTCGCCGCGAAGGCCGCCCCGCCAAAATAAGCTCCCGCTCCCGTGGCATCTATTGTCACTGCACCTGTACTGGCATTCCACTGGAAGGGCCGGTAAGAAGTGTATGACGCCGCATTTGCCGCAGCCTGGGATGCCTGTACTGAAGATGACAACAGAAAAATGGCCGATCCTGATACGCCGAAAAAAGATTTGTACCACGCCGTACCAGATCCTGATACGTTGGTAATACCTAACGCCGTACCCGATGCGTTTAATGCTGATGCGGAAAAACTACCGCTGATAGCGGCGCTAACGGCCGAAAAAGCCTCAACACTTAAGTTACCTAGTGTCTGAATGAAATACTGCCAGTTCGATGCACCAGCAGCCGTAATCGTCGTGCTGCTATTGGTTTGCGTCGTCTGTACGTTGTACGTTCCTGTACCGCCAGATCCTGTGCCAAAACTAACAATCTGCGTATTTAAAGTTACGCCGGTGCCAGACAAAAGTTGTCCGATAGCGACAGTACCTGTACTGATAGCCGTAACAGTCAGAATTGTGCCGGTAATGTACCCTGTAAAGGTGGCGTTAGCTGCGTCTGGATTCGTTAAATTGTTATCCGCTGTCGATACCCAGAACGTATTACGCGCAGCATTTGCGATAATTGCGCCGTTTGGATAGCCTCCGATCGCTTCGCAAAATGTAGGGCTAAAACCGTATATATACCCGGCCTGCAAACCTTGAATCGCCGCAGTTATTTCCTTCAGTATGCCGTTAAAATCCTGACCGAAAGGAGGTACGCCGCCAGCGGCTGTAGGGTTAAATGTCAGAGGGGGGAACCCGTCAGTAAGCGATGCCGCCCCTGCTGTGATGCCTATCTGAGAAGCTGTCGGGATTGTTCGTATAAATCCGGCTCCCGCGTTATTAGCGAAGGGAATCGGGAACCCTGCCGGAACATTTGCTACTTGCATATTAAGAGTACCCTTCAAAAAGTGTGCCGGTATTAAATCCTGTAGCGCTGCCTAACCCGCTTAAATATATCGTAATTGGCAAATTATTCGTCATGTTGAATGTTGTTGTAGTACCGTTTCCGGTTCCAAACAGCGCGTTTTGTGCTGTCGCGCTGTCGCCGCTAACGATGTTACTTTGTGCTGTACCATTCCATGTCAGGGCGACTGTGGCTGCAGGTGCGACACTAAAAGTGACTGTGCTGTTATCCACGCCGGGCGTATAATCTGTGACCGTAGCGCCAGACGTGGTTGATGTCGGTATGAAACTGGTCTGCCCTGCCCCCGATTCAAACTGTGAATTAGCAATCCAAAATGTCTGGTTATCGTTAGCTGAACTGGCGTCTGGCGTGACATAGCATTCGTAACCGTTTGCAGAGCCGCCGGCAAACGTAGCCGTTATGGCGAAGCAATACCAACCGCCCGCTAAAGGAGTAACTACAACACCCCCGGCAGCTATATTCGTAATCGCGCCTGTGGCAATATTTACCGTACTGTTAGCCTGCAGCGTTCCGCTGCCGTCATTAATGAACAGATCAACCGTGCAGGTTAGTGTGCCAACCAAAACATAAACAGAAAAAGTAGTTGCTAACCCTGAAAAATTAGTGGACGAAAAAGGTGTGCCTGCTGAAGTCCATCCGCAAACTGGCGCGGTAACTGCTGCGCTTAGTGTGATTAACGTAGCATCAGTTGTACCGTCTGGTGACGTTGCATTATTATAGGTGGCCGTACATTGTGTCAGCACATTTAATGCTGCATTGTCCAGATAGTTAGTCCGGGGTGTTGTGTACTGTAATTGGTTACCCTGCCACGTCGCGGCGTAAATAGAATTAATAACGACGGCAGGAAAAGCTGACCCGCCATCGGCTTCAGCAAAACCAAAAGCAAAAGGCAACTGAACCTGCATAACATCAAACAGAACGCCGGTCGGTGGTGTGATCGCTCCTGTCTGCTTAATAATCGCTAATTCGTAAGGCTGCAGCGTAAATTCGAAAGTCAGCCTGGCCTGCATGTTACCTAAATTTGTTACGTAAGCGTTTCCCCTGCCGGGGAATAACGCCATTAAAATCTGGTTGTAGGCAGATGACGTCGATGTGCTGATATTCATGAGCGCTTTAGCCAGAATAAGCGTCCTGAACACTGGATCTGACAACACGTAATTACTGGTTGTTTGCGTTCCGTTATAGAAATTGGACTGCCCGAATTCCGCCGCGCTGGCTGTTGTTGCTTCTTCAAAACCAAATGGCATACCCGCAGGCAAACTCACCGTGTTACCGATATTAACGATACGCCCCCACACCTGCAGACCGTAGCCGGTCGCCGTTTCAATATTCCATACGTTATTGTAAAAATTATTGATATTAGTTGTTGGGTCTAACTCAGAATTCCATGCCTGAACCACACTATTTAGTGTTGGCGAATTGGCGTACTGAGCAAGAATTGTTTGTTCTAAATTTTGCATATTAAGAGAAAACTACGGCGATATTCGTTGCTGATAAAGTCGGAACCTGATTCGCTGCCATCAACACCGAACTTAGCGTCGGTGCTGTAACGCCTAATTCTATTGAGTAAATAACCGCCCACGAACCGAGCGCGGCAATATTAGCGTAGTATCTGCTGGAATAAAGAGAACTGCCAATACGCGCCTTAGTGCCGCCGTCTTGCCCTGCAAAAGACTGAATTACCGCAGCCTGAACTAAAGCGATAGCGTTAGAAGGCGTATTACTATTTAACTGCATAGAAATACTAAACAGTATTGGTGTGGCCGCCGGTGTTTCAAAAGCAATCTGATAAGACGGGTAGGGCGGGTTATAACCTGAAGCGGTGTCATACACTGTCACGGTCGTATTTCCGTTGTAGTTACACCCGGGACTGACGTTAGCCCACAAGGCGTTACCGATTGCTTGTGCAACGCCGCCATATACAGACGCATAAATTGAGTTGGGCAGCAACTGAACACCGCCTACTGCACAGGTGATGGATTCACTGCCGACAGTCTGTGAAAAATTCAGCGCGTATGTTCCCGTACTACCTGTGCCTGTACCCAGCGATGTGATATAAGTGCCTTGCGTAATACCGCTTCCTGTCAGCATCTGATTGACCGCAACAGTACCGGATGCTACTGCAGTAACAGTGAACGTTGTGCCTGAAATACTGCCTGTAACAACAGCGCCGCTCGCAATGGGTAGCGGGTTCTGAATAACGTAAACATCTTCCACGCCAGCTACGGCGAATAAGGCCGACACAACCGCCGGCAGACTACCTTGCGCATTAATCGCGACAGATTGTTCGCGGCGCAATTCGAATGCCTGGGGTGTCTCCGTGTTGTACCCGACTACACCTGCAGCCGGGTTGTAAATGCTGTTCCAGCCAGGTACCGTTTTGTAAATAGAACTTAAATAGCCGATAGGGCAGGCGATAGGTCCGGCGGTACTGCATTCAAACGTCAGCGATATACTGCCGCCTGTTGGGATTGTTCCGCCTGCTGTGGCCAGATAGATATTGCCTGCCTGATCGATCGCCGTAGCGTTAATAGGTATAATTGCCCCGACAGCGCCTATGCAGGTGCAGGTAACGACAGTGGCCTGCGCAGCGATACGGGTCATAAAATAAATGCGCCCGATAGCGTCTTGCATCCGCCCGGAAGAAAACGCAGGGTCGACATTATTCATCAGCGTCAAAAACTGACTATTCACGTCGCCAATAATCGCTGTCAGCGATGTCGCTAACTGACCTTGGGGCGATGTCAGTGCAGGATTAAGATTACCGCCGAAAGCCTGGTTTAAATCCGCCTGAACGCCAGTCAGTATTGCTTCTTCAGTTGGCGGTACCCAACCGTTCGTGCCTATACTTGGAAATGGTACGTTTGTCGACATTGAGAATCCTAATTATTAATAGCCTGGTACCATTTAATTCAAAATGACGTAATTATAAATACTGGTGTCTGAGGTAGCGCAAATAACAACAAAAGACGTCGCGCTGGTAATCGTTTTAATGTTTGGCGTCCATGAAACAGTACCGCCTGGGGTATTCGTTGAGATGATAACGTTAGACGTTGATAATATATTCGTGTTTGTGATCGTGATCGATCCCCCCGATGTGCAGGTAAATGTGCCTGCACGCCCACTGGTCAGTGTTACGCTGTTTGTGCTGACTGATCCGCCGTACACATTAACCGCTGTAGCCGCTAAGGTGGCGTAGCCTGCCGTTAAGCCGGGCACATTTAAACTGTAGCTTGGTGTGGTACCGCCAACAAGAACGCCTGACCCTGTTGGTAATCTGGTTGGGGTGCCGCTGGCGCCGCCGTAAATCAGATCGCCCGCCGTCGTCATCGGGTTAGTGAAGCCTCCTGGTGAAGTGCCCCAAATAAAAGATGTGCCGTTCCACTCTAAAAATGTTGATGATGATACCGGCGCCGTGATATAGGCCGTCACACCTGGCGCTGTCTGGTAGGAAATAGTATTCGTGGTCCCGCCCGCTGTAGCGGTCGCTTCAGCGGCCAATGTAGTTGTTGCTGCGTTTCCGCTAATATTACAAGCAGCGCACGTACCTGTCAGATTCGTTATATCGCCTGACGCTGGCATACCCAGCGCAGGGGCGACTAAAGTGCCGCCGTTAGATAAAACAACGTTACCTGTTCCGGTTGTAGCGTAAGAAGGAAGCCATGCAGATCCGGACGAATTAGGTATCCCGGCACCTGGGTAAGTAAATGACCCGCCGCCGCCCGGCGCCCAGTAAGGCGGTACACCAGGACCGTTAGATGTTAGTACGTAGCTACTCAGACCGTAGTTATTAAGCGTCTGGCTGTCGCCGTAACCGTTTCCCAGCATCACACCGTATTTTAAGAGTGGGCCAGAGGTATAAGTTACGCGTGCAGTAAAAGCATTATTCAGGGATGTCGCTGTTACTGTCTGACCTTCAGACCAGGGAAATCCTGTTGTCTGCGAATAAAGCAGTGCACCCGCCGACAGAAACAGCACAAACACGATAATTTTTTTCATAGTCATCCTAAAATGTCGCCGCCGCCTAACACGGATGCATCTAATGTGAATGTTTGCGCGCCCTGTACGCCTTGCCCGCCTGATAGTGGTACAGCCAGAGCTGCTGTTGCGCCGGTTACAGACGTCACCTGAAGCTGACCGTATAAACTGCGGTTAACAAGCCCGGTAAAAAACAGTTGTGTCGAAGCGATATCAGGTGTTGTATTCGCTGCTGCAATAGCGTTAGCGCGGATCAGTTCATAGGGTATAGGGGTGACACCGAAAATCTGAGTGAAATAAGGCAGTCCTTGCGTCGTATCATAATAAACTTCGCCTGCGAATGTCCTGACGGTACTGGCCGCGTCTTGCACCAGTGAGTAAGGTTCGGTTGACATTGCGATGTTACCGAAAGCATCTTGCGCTAAATCCCAGGTCGACGGCAGCAAAAATAATGTGTTCATTAAACTGTAGTTCCTGTGTTGATAGTTGAACTGCCGGTCTGTACGTTAACCACCTGATGATGGTGCGTAGTTAAACTGTGACCCCCACCTACTGCTGTTGTTACATCGCCAGTCGCCGCCACGCTGCCTGTCACCACTGCGTTACCGTTAACCGTAAATGTAGGTGTCGTCACTGTGACCGACGATGTTGCGTTAAGCTCTATAGTAGGTGCAACTAATTTAATATCCGTTGCCTGCAGCTCGATCAGATTTGGCGATACCAGCGTTATACCGGTCGCACTGAACTGAACGTATTGCGTTGGTATCCCATTCAAAAATCCGCCAAAATACACGCCATCTGACATGGAAAACCGACGGTTCGAATCGGGGTTGCTTAGTAACGGATTATTAGGTGTGCCTGCCGTAGAGGATGACGCTGACGCGCTATTAGCCACGACCTTACTGATGTCTTTTTCAACAAAAACTGCCAGCCCGATATCGCCTTTTTGTGGGTCTAAAATTATTGCGTTCGCCCCTCCCTGCATACGGAAATAAGGCACACCACTCAAAATAGAATGAGGTATAGCGTTACCGTATCCATCCGTCTGATTAATTAGGGGCTGTACGCTAACGAATCCAACCGCGGCGTCTGTGCCCGTATTAGTGACTGAAACAACCTGCACTAATGTTGCTGTGTGTTTGCGATTTAGTATTTGGGTTATTGTGTAGATCAGCGCGTTATAGTCGCCCTGCATATTAGCTGCAGTCGCCGTACTCTGATAAGCATCATCATCCAACCCATATCCCCTTTAATACTGTGAACCACGCGCCGCCCGGCGTTTCGCTTTCCAGCGTATGTACAGCAGAAGCAATGGTCCAGGTGTTATTAGCCAGTGTTAATGCGCTGTCAGTTACCGTAAATCGGTTGCCCTGACTCAGATTCGGTAAAAATACAGTTTTTATATCAACCCCCTGTTGTGAAAAAGTAGGGTAACTAACCAGACCGTTACTAGGCGATATGATAGGTATTAACCCTATATTCGGGATAAAACCATTCACCGGCCATATCGTCAATACGCCTAATTCTATTTTATAATTTACACCTGCCGCCGCCGCGCATTCACGGATCTGATCTAAGCCTGACCCTGGAAGATACATATTAGTCAGTGTCGTAGCAATATTTTGCGGATTGGAATAAGTCAGATTAAGTGAAGGCACCGCATTATTCATACCTGCTACGATAGCCTGAAATATCGTATTTATGGACGTTGTACCAGGAAAACTTGAGGCGTTCACCGGCAACACTGCGTGCCATAAATAGGCTATCGCGGTAATATTCAATGCTGAATCGGGCGGCGACGCAAAGTCACCCCAAGCGGTGATAATCGAGCCTGTAAAAATAGTTGTCAATGCTGAACCGCTATTTCCGACCGCAACCCGTACTGTATTACCGCCTTTGTACTGGCCTAAAATTTGGCCAAGACATGTTAACTGGTTAATTAGCGGAAGCGTTACCCCGGATATACGCAACTGTACGGCGGCGCCAGCATCGCCGCCATGAATCTGACAATCGCACCGGACACGATAACCTGACAACGTTACGCTACTACCAAGACCGTTTCCAAAATCGCCTGTACCTAATGTGAGCGTGACTTCAATGACACGTTTAACGAAACTCATCAACCTGCCCCGTTCAAATCAGATACCTGTAAATAATAAAGAAGATATCGCGCGCCGAGTCCCGGACTACTTGGGGGATTTGTTCCCTGCGTATCGTAAAAAGCCAGATCACCCAGAAAACCGAGATAGGTATTCTGGACTATTTTGGTCCAGTTATTGCACAGTACGCCGCCCACAATAAGTGTGCCGCCTACATACAGATCGCAAAAGAATCCGGTCGACTTCTGGTATAAATTAATTGTGCAATTCTGGCCGCCTAACCCTACCGTGATCGTTTGTGCATATTCATCAATCAGCGGGATAGTTTGCATAGCTAATTTCCTAAAACAGTCGAGGCCGCCGGGGCGTTAACCGGCGGTGGTTGGGGTGTTACCTGATTTGGCTGGGCCGCAGCACCATCAGGTTGCGCCGTATTGCTAAATGCTGCAGAAGTACTAACCCTGATTTCGACCAGCGAAATATCAGCGACAATCATACCGGCACCCTGACCAGATGTGCGCCGGTAATCAAACCCGGTGATATTCGCATTCAGGTATGTTTTTTCTGGCGTGACAATATCATACAGATCGAAACTGGCTTCCAATGTTTCTAAATCATCTAAAAAAAATGCCCTGTTAGCCGACCCGTCAGGTCCGTTGCTGCCAACAGCCATCTGTATCCGTGCCTCATAGGGTTTTGCAATTTTATTGTACTGCCCAAAGGAGCCGCCTTCAACTGGATAATCTGGTACGCTCGATTCTTTATGGTATTCAAGTGACAGCACTGTATCTGGCTGCAAGACCGGTACACCATTAAGATAAATACCCCACTGCAGTTTAATCGGCGTTTGAGTGATACCTGCGTATATGCCGTTATAAATTGCCTGATTAACGCCCTGATTATTGGCTTGCTGCGCGGAGTTAACTAAACCGTTAGCGCCGATAATAATATCGGAAGTCAGCAAAACCGCAACGTCGACGGCTAAACCGATATCGTTAACCAGTTGGGGGATACCTGAACCCATTATTGCACTCCAGTCGTCGCCATCGCCACCTGAATCGCAGGTTTAATCGTCCCTGCAATACCTGGTGCATCGGTTGCTGCTGTTTTTATATTAACTGAATCGATATTCACCGTAGTTGATGACGAATTACTGGCGCTCTTGCCCACTGCTGTTGCATTCGCCCCGAGCGCCCCCGCGTAGCCTAGCCGTTTTTTCAAAGACGATGATAACTCTGCAGCGCTCGGCGCTTCATAAATACGGGCGAATGATTCAGTCATTGCACCTACTGACGATCCTGACAAGGCGTTTTTATACCTTAAGTTCGTATCCAATTCATATTTCAGAAATTTCAGTTGTTCATCTTCAGTGCTACCTTCAACGCCATGCCCGAACATTTTTTTGAACGCATCTTGCCGCGCGCCGCGCCATTGACCTAACCCTCTCGCACCTTGCCCTCCGCCCCGCGGATTGTAAGCTCCGGTATCTAGCCCACTTTCAGCTTGTAAATTTCCTGCGATGGCGCGCGCCTGATCCGTCGTATAGCCCATCGCTTTTAATTTATTAGTGATGCGCAATTTTTTTTCATTTAAATTAGTCGCGTTTTCGTATCCCTGAACGCGTAATGCTTGCTGATACTCTGGATTCGCATCATTTAACGTGTGCCCGGTTGCTGTGGTGCCGCCAACATAGTTATTTGGATCGTTTTTATCGATTACGCCGTCTTTGTAGGTGTATCCATTTTTACCTTTAACGCGGGGGGTATCCCCTGTCGGCGAACTATCGCCTATAACCCATTTTAATTTACGAGCTAGCCACACTAAAGCGTCGCCTACATCAGCTGCGCCTTGCGTTAATTTATCTAAATCAGTCTGAAATTCCGGGGTTAACAAATAGTCTGCGAATTTTTTTATCGCTGGCATAAAATGATTTAACACGCTAAGCCCAGCAGCCGATAAACTATTAGTTACTTTGTTCCATTCTTTACGTAAACTTTCAGAATCCGCAGCTAGTTTTAATTCCTGATCAACTAAAGCTTTATTCGCCTGCAATAATTTTTTAGCTCCTTCCGGGCCATCTTTCAGAATCGGGTACAAACTTAGCGCGATACCCAGTTCGGATGTCGCTAAATTGCCTGCTGCTTCAGCTTGCCCCTGCGAGCCGCCTTTATTTAGTACGTTATTCCTTACACGCGCAATGGCTTCTGATTTTTTAAGCAGTAAATCTAATCCGTCTGAAGCACCAGAAATATCGACACCATTGACCAGAACGCCCTGACTAACTTCACGGTATTTATGAAATCGCGCAAACTCATCATTCGCTTTAGAGATTGCGGCTGTGGCTTCTTCAGCCGTTCCCCCTGCCTGTTCAGCTGCTACGCGCCACTCAAAAATACTGCGCTTATTTAACGCAAAATTAGTCGACATTCGCTCTACTGATGCCGTCATATCCAGCATACCGCCGATAAACGACTTAACGCCTGCCCCCGCAACAAGCAGCCCTATAACTGCAAACAATTCCCGTTTCAGAGAGCTGAACGCGGCTACTGATGCTTTACCTGCCTTTTCTATTTGCTGACCCGTTTTAACGGACTGACGTTCCATATCTGTCAACGCTTTGGCCGCGTCTTTCTGCCCCTGCGTGAAGCCTTTAGCGTCAAGCCCTAACGATACAACAAAAGAATCAATTACTGTCGGCATTATTCTTCTCTGTCAAGATTCGTGTTGTAGTTATCTACCATGATTATTTCGATCATATCGTACACATCTTCAACACTGTAAATCGTATCTAATTGTTCCAGCGTCGCCATTTTATGCGAAAGTACCATCCCGAGCGTACGGGGGACATTCAGATAATCAATACGGCGCTGATCAGGTATGCCGCCGAATCTTACAGCGTGTTTCCGGCGGCTGGCAAAAAATTTACGTGCAACAGAAGAATCTCTTTACGTAGCAACAACCGGGTTTGCACTTCTTCGATGTCATCTTCAATCAGATTGCGAAGCACCGCCGGTTTACCCGGGTCTGGCACGGCCTGCACGCACTGGAACATCTCATCCATCAGCGGTTCCGCATCATAGTAATTCATACCCGCTAAAGCTTTGAACCCGACGGCAGCGATCCCTGCCATACCTGATTGCATGACATCTTCCGGTATATCGACGCCACTTTTAGCCAAAGCCAGAAAAACTTTCATCGCCCAACGTTCAGCTTGTGAAGCAGGCAATTCTTTCAGCTGAAATACTTTGCCTTTATCCCGTCCTTCCGCCGCGATCGTAATGGTTGCGGTTTTACGCATTATGCAGGTGCTCCTAAGATTGTTTGCCATTTGATCTGAAACCGGCGCGGTGCCAGCACTTTCTTACCCGCAGCTAAAGGCGTGTAATTAGCCAGAACTCCATTCGTTAACGCGTATGCCCGTGAGATGCCAGGCTGATATATCGTACCGAATGCCTGATAAATTTCACGTTGCGCTTCCTGCGATGCGTACCACGCCTCGAAAAAGACATTCGACACACTATCCGGTTGCAGGGTGACGTGCATAATTTTAATCTGCGGCACCCAGCCAGTCGACATAATTCCGTCAACGCCGATCAGGGCTTCGACAGGATCTACCGCGTCAACCTCATAGGCGTCATCTTGTGCGAAGCCTATCATTTGTTGCGGGGTGTTAAACAAACTTGTTACGCCCAGATAAAGGGTACTGTTTGCTGAAGTAATGCTCATGGTGAATATCCTTTATTATTGAGCTTCGACTGAGGCTAAATTCATGCTTTGTACTGATCCGCCATCCATGTACCAAAAAGTCATCGGCGGAGAACCGCGGGCCCCCCGCACCTGCGCAGTGGCAGGCAAAATCTGCAAATAATACCCTTGTGAAAACAAAATCGCATCGATCGGCGTGCCTGCCGCCGTATTGACTTCGGCAATCTGCAAAGCAGATAACTGAACGCCTGGCTGAAATACGCCGAAGTTACCCGCTTGCGTAATCACTGTGCTTAACGCTGCGCGAATTAAAGCGTAACCTTGCGAGTTGTAAGGAATAGCTTTCACGCTGGTCAGCAGTGTCATTAACACTAGCTGGAACGCTGAATTCATCCATATCTGATTAACGTAGCTATCCGCCCACTGGAACTGACCTGAAATCTGGCCTGGATTAAAAAACTGGAAACCCTGATTGGCTGTCGCGTAAGAGCCGTAAAAATTGTATCCGTTAGCGATCAGATTAGAAGATACAGTCTGTGACGAGACAGTTGACGTAAATCCGGACTGCGATTTAAACGCCAGTGTCGAACGTCCGTTTAACTGCGTGAAATCGATCGATGCAATAGAACCTGAAGTAAAAGCTGCCAGTCCGGTGTTATTTGGGTCGTAAACGCAAATAGTTCCCGAAGTTGAGTTATTTTTAAGAATATAGCCGAGACTGTTTGTTGCTGCGTTCGATTGCGTCGGAGTGATATCGAGATCCCACGCAACATAAGCGAATTCGCTATTTTGCAAGCCGTCCCAGTTAGCGAACGCCTGTTTATTCACGTTGCCGTAACCATTATCAGGATCGAACAGGGTAAAGAAAGTTGCCCAGTTAGTTGTCTGCGCGACGATGCCCGCCATGAAGGCTGCAGGTGTTCCAGGTACCGCGCCTTGCGACAATGCGGCCCCGGTCGCCGAAGTCATCGACAAAGCAGTAGCCAGTGTGCCGGTACAGTAACCAATCGTACCTGCTGCACCGGGGGCGCCGCCGGTTAAAACGAAGTTACCGGAAACGCTATCATAAGTACAGGTGAGCGGACCTGAACTGATTGTGGTCGCAGATACTGTTTGCGCGCCGCCTGACGTAATATATGTACCTGCTGCACCTGTACCGGTGCCCAGAGCTGTAATGGTTGTACCGGCTGCAGTAGTACCTCCTGATATGACTGATCCGACATACAGAGTACCTGACGACATCGCTGCAACAGTCATCAACCCGTATGATTGCGTAATCGTGGTTGATGTTGTTGTCTGATTAAGGCTGACAGTATAAGTGCCAATACCTCCCGTCGTGCCAGTAAGTTGTGCCGTAATCGCTGTACCTGTCGTAACGCCTGTGCCAGACAGTACGCCGCCGACAACTAAAGCGCCTGAACCGACAGCAGTCACTGTCAGGGTATAGCCGGTGATTGAGCCTGTTACGCTGGTTGTCGTGCCTGTAGCGATAGTTGTCGCGGTGCTGGTAACACCGTCGTACGCGCCGAATGCTGTGGTAATGATCGTCGCAGCGTTTGCGGGGCTGGTAGCCGCAGATAAAGTGATCGCCCCCGACGTTTTCTGTACGCCTTCTACAGTGACGATTAACGTGCCGCTAAGAACCTGTAACGCTGTCAGTGATAAAGCCGCTGTTGCACCGCCGCGGATATATGCGGGTACGGCGTTTTGGTTGTATTGCGCAAACAATAATGCGCCAGGCTTAATGTTCGAACCTTGAAAACCCGCGAAATATATAAGAGCGTTAGCGTAGTGTACTGAAGCTAATCCGTAATATGCACCGACAGCGGGTGCTGAAGGAAATGAAGGAACTGTTCCGATTGGTGTGCGAGTGCCGTTATCCAGACATAGCCCGGATAAATCTAAGCCAGAACCGCCGGCCGATAAAACACTGGGGTTGACCTGGACAATGGCCGATGCTGGTATTGTACTCATGCGTTACTCCATATAAAAGCTGCTAAAAGCAAGCTGTGAAATTAAATTAAGGGTGATACACCGCTTCTACAGAAACCAGTTCAACGTCCAGTGCTGCAGCGAATTGTTGGGTGATTGTGACAACAGCGTTTACCTGCATATGAAAGTCCACAGTCCAGCGCGTTTCAATCTGCTGTTCTGCATTTAAAAAAGGTGCCTGAACCGGAGTGCTGCACCATAGCGGTGTAATATCGAATCCAGATGTGGCGAACTGATCACACCCCCAGCCTGACCAGAACAATGTTGTCAGTATCTGTAAATTATCGGCCGCCAGCGGACCGTGAATATCTAACTGAACTGACACGTCAGTAGGCGCGTTATCTGTTTGCACTGAGGCTGTACTTGGGTACCCGTCGCTAAATTCAGTCCAGTTAAATCCTAAACGTTGTCGTAACGATGGTGTCATCGTGACAAAATTAGTGTTTGCTGGTTCTGCCACGCGGTTTGTCTGCGCTTTTACGACAGGCGTCCCGGAGGGTAGTACGTAAGTTAAAAAATTGCCGAGAGTCTGAAACAGATCGGCTTCAGTAATGCTAATCGTCGCCGTCACCACTATTTAACTCCCGTTTTGCAAAACGCACGCTACTTTTGTCCATCCGTCCGTCGAATACCAGTTTTCAAGTGGCATAATAACCAGCCAGACAGTGCCATCCGGCAGCGTAACTAAATCGCCGCCTTTACTGGCTGGTCGTGATACGCCTTGCCAGTTACCGCTAACATACATCACGCATTTTTCGCCGACTAAATTCAGTCCGCTAACTTGCTGTAAATCTTTCCACTGAATCGGTTGCTTTTGCACCTGAACATTTACTGCCGGCAAATATCCTGGTGTCTGCGTAAAATCGATGCCAATTGTAGGTGTTGTGGACTGCTGATAAGAAGCGGTAAGCCACGGGTTAATTGCGGCTATAACTGGCGCTACGATATTGTGCAAGTTCATTCCGGGTCTACCTCGTAATCCACGCTATTCAGCATGTGCCCTGAATCTATCAGTGGTTTTTCTGATACCCCATTTGTGCTTTCGCCTGCCGCAACCCTGGCACGCGCTTCATTTACTGTCGCGTACGATATCGGGTTTCCGTTATCGCCTAACGTTGGGTCTGCAGCGCGCATGGCGCGCAGCATAATTGTTGTGCGCGATAAGGGCGGTGCGACCAGATCGATAATCGATGTCTGCAATTCGGCTTTTATTTCCTGCCCCATCTGATCTAATGACTGTTTAGCATTGTAATTAGTAGCCAATAACTTTTTCGCTATATCCTGCCCCCAATGGTTTTTTTCATTCGCAATCATCGTGCGGAAAAAAGGTCGGGGAGGGATGCCCGAACCTGGATCGCCGAACTCCTGTATCGCCGCAATGTAAGCAACAGGCTTATTTTCGTAGGTTGCTGATTCCAAAAACCCTACGTGGACTTTTTGGGCTGCCTTTAAATTCGTCGCTAACTCTGCTAATCTCGCGTTCAGTGTTCCTGAACTTTTAAATGACGCGCTCATGATGGCCAGAAATTACGTGGGCGGGTTACAACGTACAATGCGTTGCGATATTGATTCGACATCGCCCAGTAGCTAGAGCCCGACTGCGTTTGCTGCCACCACTGCGCTGTACCTTCCTGATATTTATTCTCAAGCTGTACGGTAACAGTTCCTTCAGTCGCACTATTAATGCGGCCTACGATGCCTGTAGCAGGTTGCGCCGCAGTACCTGAATTTAATGTGGCTATGTGCGCCGTTATTAAATTTAAAAATGTCTCGCGTTGCCCGCCAATACTGTCATCTGTAACCAGACTGCATCCGGTGTTATCACAATATTGACAGGCTTCATTAAAATAAAGTTGCGCCAGCGTTTCTGGTACGTTCGCCGCAAGAGCCGGAAAACGAAGTGCCCATGTGGAGTAGTTAAATACGACTGACATTATTACGCCTTTAAATTAATCTGCCACGGTGAATTTTTTTAAGTCTTTACCAGGCTTATCAGGATCTAAAGGTTCAAACCCGTTCTTTTCCGCTTTCATCTCAGTTGCTCTGGCTTCGGCATCGTTTGTTTTATTCATTGAAAAAATAAAACCATTCACAACCGCCGGGTGTTCTGCATTCAGCCGCATCCACTCGTCAAAAAATTCTTTCGGTACGTTTTCAGTAATACCAAAACCTCCTATAACGCGCGATGCGTTTGTACCGCGTAAAGTAACGCGGCGAAGAGGTTTGCCAGGTGTCAGAAAATCCATGTGGATCCCGTTAGGAATCTTGCATCCAACACTGACTGTATTGCCGGATGATAGCTTGGGGAGTTCGGCCATTTTAAATCTCCATAAAATAAAAAGGCATTCATAAGAATGCCTTTTTCGTCTTGCGATTAAACTACAAAATACTACTTATACGCCTACCATCGAGCTGATTGCAAAAGGTTGGAAAATAATAGCGCCCCAACTTCCCTGCGACTTTTTCTGTTCGAAACTAGACATTTTAACGACCATCTTGTGTGCCCTCATTTTTTCAGTGAATGCACAGAAGCCGGTTTTTTGCCCGTCAAGTTCATCAACAATCAACTGAACCATATTTCCTGCTGACGTATTTAAATACTGCTGTGCAGTTTCAATACGCAGTTTAGGGAAGTTCTTTTTCAGTAAATCTTCAACGTTGACGTTGTACTGATTAGTGGTGGTTAAAGCAACACTGGACGCTGGTGACATTGCTAAAGTCATCGGCGAATCCATTTCAACCAGGCCACCGGATTGCGATACAACTAAACTGAATAGCGACTGAATATCTGTGTAGATTTCATTCGCTGTCGCTGTTACTGCACCGTTGGTAATCCACGGCCCTGACGTTCCTGAGTTGTATGCTTTCACACCTGGCGCAAGTGAAGGAAGTAAATCAGGAGAATTTAACAACCCGTAATTTTGCAAACCTTGCACGCCGTAAAAATAAGTATTGTTCTGGTATTTATCCAACACGATTGCAGAAGCAATATTTAAACGCGCCGCCCAGTCGATTTTAGCTAAAGCCGCCATTTCCAGTTGTTTTTCACCCCATTGCGTAATCGTCTGATAATGGTACGATTGACGTTGCGGGAAGGTGGCGTTTGCTGTGACGGTACCGTTTTCAGAGTAGTCGCCGTAGCTCGATACTTCACCGCCGTTTTCAATGGTCGGGAACATCGCTGTAGCCATAGTCCAGTCGCCTTTTTTCGCTTCGCCCAAAATAGCGGCGGCGCGGTTCGGGGTGACTAAAACACGGACCAGGTTAGGGTCAAGGTAGTTAGCCAGGAAGGAGGGGATACCGGAGTTGCTGACGGTAACCAACGCGGGCTGTGCATCCAACGCCATACGTTCTGCAGCACCTTCTGGCAAATAGTCAAACAATTCGCCAGCGGGTCCCACAATACCGTACCGCGATTCGAGCATCGCTAATTCTAAATTTCGTTTCATGTTATTTCCTTTTTTAAATTAGCAGATTAGCCGATAGCCCATGAACTCATCTTAATGAGTTCACCGACCGCGCCGGGGGACATCGCAAACCACTTAGTTTCAGTGGCGCCCAAGACTGTCACAGTACCGCTTGTTGATGCGGTAGATGTATTAGTCAGATAACTGCCAACGCCGCCTGTAGCACCAGAAACCTGTGCTGTGACCTGCGTATTTGCGGCGATAGTGCCGCCAGTAATCGTGTCATTAATACTGATCGCGCCGGAACCAACAGCAGAAACAACCAAAGTACCGCCTGATGCTGAAATGGTTGTTGATGTGGTGGTTTGGCTGATACTGACAGCATAAGTACCCAGACCGCCTGAACCTGAAATAAAGGCAGTGATGGTTGTTCCTGCCGATACGCCCGTTCCTGATAATGTCTGCCCGACAGCAAACGTACCTGACAATGCAGAGCCGGCGGTAAACATGCCGCCTGATGCAGTAATCGTGGTACTAGGTACTGTCTGACTAATATTTACCTGGAAGGTAGCGCCAGCAGAACCGCCAGCGGTACCTGTCAACTGCGCAACGATCGTTGTACCTGCAGCTACACCGGTGCCAGTCAGAGTCTGACCTGCAACAAAACCGCCGCTGGATAACGCACCCATAGTGAGTGTGGTACCTGCAATAGTGCTGGTTGTTGCTGTATTAACCGCAATGGTTGATGTCGCAGCGCTATTGGCTACCAAAGAAGCAGTTACTGATGCTGCTGTTGGCGGAGAGCCTGTAGCCGCAAAACTAATCTGGCCTGTAGCGTTATTCGCGTAGGCTTTCATGTTTGCCGTTACGGCGGTAGTTCCGTTATTAGTTACCCAGAAGTCGCCAGCCTGATGCACTGTGACAGGGTATCCTGGAGGTACCAGCTGGGTGTTATATCCAAGGAACTTAGTAATCAGAGCTTGCTGTTCGCGGTGGATAAAACCGAGAGGTGTACCAGCTCCGGTATTGTTAACCTGCGACCACGGATCGACTTCGCCTGAAACGTTGTCGTAACCTTGCGGCGATCCCCAGCAGAAGTACCCTACCGTAACGCCGTTAGGTCCTGCTACAGGATCACCAGGCCCGTTCAACACCGACGCGCGGGGGTTGGCCGAGCAAAAATCGCCCGCCACGCCTGGTGCGGGCATAATATTTACTTGCTGTTGAAATTGTGACATAACTTTCTCCTATTAACCTAATTGAATAACTGGACCCGCAGTTGGGAACCGGGACGCGAAGCTTGCTACGGCTGCACTGTCATGGGCCAAATGGGTTTTAGTGGTTTGGGTGGTTTGCTCTTTAACCAGCATCTTCACCATCGCTTTATACGCAGCCGGCGGAACATCAGTTAAATCTACGCCAGCAGCATCCAGCGCCATTTTATATACCGCTTCAGCGCTATCAAATGCCACACGTAATTCGCCAACATGCGGCCGGACGGCTTCGCGTGCTTCAGCGATGTCATTCAGTCGTTTTGTTGTGTTTTGTTCGGAATTTTTGACTGCGGCGGCAATCGCTGCATCCATGGCAGTTTTATCTGATGCACCCATAGGTTTTTCCTTTTCGGATGTAGGTTTTTTAGGTTTGCCAGGGAATTCTGGCGGCTCATCTGCAGCTCCACCTTCAAGTTGAGCTAATAGCGCCTTTAGTTTAGTAAGTATTTCAGCCTTATCATTTTCAGCATCGGCTGTCACTTTTTCAGCTTTGGCACCATCAAGGTCTGCGTCTGGATTTTCGTCTGATGCTTCTTCATCATCATCCTCATCTTCAGCACCCTCTTCCGTTCCTTTTGGATCTGTAGCGCCGTCTTTATCTGCGTCTGGCGACTCGTCCGTACCGTCGTTATCAGATGCTGAAAACATATCCAATAAACCCATCAGGTCTTTCAGACTCGCATCCTGTGCCAGTTTGCCTTTAGTCGCGATTTTAATCGCTTCAGCAATCTGCACTTTTTTCTTTTCCCAGTTAGCATGAGTTACCCCATCCAAAATCGGGTTTAAATCGATTTTTGCGTCGTTAGCCAGTTTGGGCTTGAGGAAGACCACTAGGGCACCTTTCGCCATCGCTGCTTTGCGCGATAATGTAAAATTTCGTGACATAGAAGTCTCCAATTGTGAATCCCCGACAACGACATCGCTGCCGGCCCTGCCCTCTGTAACCAGTGCTACGTGGTTAAAACTGATATCCCGCATAACACCGTCGTATGCAACTCCTTCGTATGTGCCGGGTGTCATGTCCGCCCTGTAACGGTACCCGCACGATAATTCAACCTGATCTTCGCTTTCAATACCCGCTATAGCAACAGCGTCCCATACGATGAGACTGTTTTGCAAATAGGGTTTTTTAAAAACGGCGTCGGTGCCAATGCTACCGACAACATCCATCTTTTTAGGGTCTTCAGGCGATACAGCAATGTGTTTTATCATCAGCTGCACCCCATTCGACGTCGGTGCTGCTTTTTCCAGTTCGCCCGGGTCGCGTAATAGCTGATAGACTTTTTTTGGATCCAGATTTAACGTGCCGTCCGGGTCTGGAATTTCGTGGCCGATATATGGGCACACATTAGCTTTAGATATATTTGAAACTGCTACGCGCAACCGCCCTTCAATGTCGTATGTTCGCGCACTGTTTTTATCAAGCGCGAGTCTTATTTCGGCCATGTCGACCCTCAAGTAGTTGTTCCAGCACGTCAATAAGTGCCAGCATTAATTTTGTGTCATCGTCGCCTGTAAAACCGTTAGCATGCGCAGCGGCTGCCTGGCGTTCAGCATCTTTACGTGAAGAATAAACAGTGCCGTGGTTGCCCCATTTATACCCACCTGTTACTTTTCGGATCGGCATAAGCTACCTTAAATGATAAGACAGCCCCGGTATGACCGGCCTTGATATACACCGGCAGTTAGGCCGTTCACCCGGATAGATAAATTTACCTTCAACTTCGGAATACATACCTTCGTCAATCTTGTATGTTTTTTTGGCAGCACCCCACTTAACGTGTTCCTGCCGCGGTTCATTACCGCCGTTACTGTGCATCCAGACGGCTTCGGTAATTCCCGCTTCTTTTTGCCTCACTTTTGTTATTGCTGCCGTAGCTTTGTTATTCTGGTCCCTGCTAATAAATTGTGCGCGCCGGCGCGTTACCCCAAAATTTGCCTGTAACTCTTTACTTAACGTACCCAGATCGCGACCTGTCTGCACGCTGCGCATGACGATGCCTTCGACTTCAGCTAAATGCCGTTGGGGGATGCTTTTAATAAGAGCGACATTAGCGTTCACGGTGGCTTGTGCCACATCGTTCATGGCAGCCGTCATTTTGAACTCGATCGCAAAACCTGCCTGCTTTAACGAATCCATAAAAGCCCGCGTCGTGTAGTCGCCTGACTGTTTAGTGAAACTTTTAGCCAGATCAGGTGCGCGGTCTGAAAACTTTTTAAGCCAGTAACGGCTCAGTCGTTTCATTAAGACGCGCATTAAAAATGCCGGGCTTGCATCCATCGCGATTTCAGGCGCGTTTGTTTTATATGCCTGCAACACCCAAAAATTAACGCTCTTATTCATCTGATCAATCAGCGCCAGTAACTGGCGGCTATACGCTGCTTCGATACCTGCGTTAGGATGAACAGGCTTAAATGTTTTAAGTGCTCCCATACAAATAAATTAATATACTGACGGGAAGGACGCGGGTGTGACGGAGTAAGACACAAGCGCATTACCTTCGCTGTTAGGGTGTGTTCCTTCGGTGGTTGCATACCAGGGGTTCCCGTTGACAACAAATAGCCCTGTGGTGCCTGATCCGCCGTATTCCAAATAAGTGTTAGGGTCAATCAACGTGT